ATTAGATATCAGATTCAAACTCTGCTGGTGTTTTTGAAACAGCTCTGTGAAGAGGGAGAAATCACTCATGCGTCGAGACCCCCGCTTCCTCGCAGAGCTTCATCAGGTACTCTTTGTCTTTCTGAAGGATCTTCACAGTCTCCTCGAGCTCCTCCTTCTTCTTGTCTGCTCTGGTCCAGGAGCAGATGGCATTGGAAACCTTCCATGATCGACTGGGATGGACTCCCTTGAGTCTCTGCTTAGGCCACGAGTTGTAGATCGCGTAGGCTTGGTCATCTAGGTTGATTGAAACACCGGGCATGAACCGTTGTCATGCTCATAGTTAATAATATCTATCACAACAGGTTAACAGCAACAATGGTCAATAACCGTGAACGATAGTAGGGTGGGTGCGCGGGGTGAGAAATATAGAGGATAAAGGTAGGTTGATGGGCGGTGCACGGGTGGTAGACATACCATGGTAGCCACTGAACTGGTCATTCTGGGCGTTCTGAACGTCCTTTGCCTGCTTTCGATCGTCCTCCTGGCCCTCTGGATGAGGAAAGAGCTCGAGGAATCGGTCGCCGAGCTGGATTCCTCCCTCGCCATGGCGATCCAGAGCACCCTGGCTAAGCTCACCGGCGAAGGGATCGTGCCGTACGAGCCTCCGAACCCGTTGCAGGCTGCCCTGGCTCAATTCATCATGCAGAAAATGTCGACGATCGACGCAGTTGTTCAACACAAAGGCCCCGACGGGACGTTTCAGAAGACAATCGATGAGTTTCAGTAGGATTATTAGCCAGATTGTTCACTTTCACTTTCAATGGCACGTAGAAAGGCGAAGCGTCGACGCTCGAGAAAGAAGTTCATCAATCTGTATGACATGGCAGTGGCCTACGGCAATCTGTCGATCATCACCATGGGCACTTTGGGATCAGGTCCAGTAGAGGCAGTCACTGGAGCGTACGATATCGGCTACTCGAGGACGGCAGATGTCGGCCTCGGCCGGGGATCGCAGATGCTCGCGCTCACTGGCGCCACGCAGATCAGCCTGGCGGACATCATGAACGCCCCGACTCTCAGCTTCCAGCAGATCATGGACAACGCGCAGGCGAATGCCGTTCCCATGCTATTTGCAGCGACGACCTTCAATATCGGAGCGCGCATTTTCAAGAAAGTCATGCGCAGACCATTCAGCCAAGCGAACAAGCTCATCAAGCCTCTCGGCCTCGATGTGAGGATTGGTTGATATGGCTACAAACACAGTCACAGGCAATCTCGTCTGCAGTGACGGGACCAACATCCCGCTGAAGCTGGACACCGTGGAAGGCACTGACACCTCGCTCACCACAGACACCGCTTACACCGTCGCAGCGCAGAACGTCGGCGACTTCGCTCCTGGCAAGACCGTCATCTCTGGTCTGGTCAGCTGCGACAACGGCGTCGGGTACTGCTACATCTTGAGCCAGGGACTCGTGGCTGCAATCATCCCCTGGTCAGTCAAGGGTGCTGTAACCGACGGATCGCCGACGCTCTGCCAACCTTACACCCTCAAGGCAGGTGACATTGTGAAGGTGATGAACAACACCGCCGCCGATCGTGAAGCATCCATGGCAGTCTACACTGCTCGAGGAGTCTCGAGGATATTCCACGTCACCCCGAGTGGCGGCGCCACCAACGAGCTAGTCGATCTCCAGACTGGCAACAGCATCGGCGACACGCTCCAGGGCGACAGGATCGTCAAGTGGTTCGGAACTTCCGTCGATGCAGCGAAGATTGAGACGCAGGGCTTCTTCGTCGTCGACGCCCTGGGCAACGTCATCGGCTCTTGTGCTGCAGGCTCGCCGATCGTCCAGCAACCCAGTTACACTTCTGCGAGTGTTGGCATCGCTCTGAACTACAAGGCCCAATTCCTAACCAACGCATGAGGTGAGGACTATGGCTAAGATGACCAAGGCGGCCGGTCGACGTCGACTGGGAGAAGTAGAGAGCAAGGCAAAGAAGCTCTTTCTTCGAGGATTCATATCCACCAAGGACCTGGAGTCAATCACCAGGATAGTCACAACGCGCTCTAAGCAACTGAAGTGATGGGGATGCCACTGCCAGATGCCCCAGCGCAATCACCGCGTGTGTACAAACTCCTCAAGAACACGCTGCTCGAGAACCTCACCAACGATGACATCACGCTGATCGGGGACCCTATCTCGATCGAGATGCTCAACGAGGACGAGCTGCGCAGACTAATCCTCGTCAATCTAGCTCGTCTCACTGTCAAGCAGGAGTGGGATGGACTCCTAGGGTGATCGCATGCCACTGCCAGACGCCAACAAGAGATCGCCCAGGGTCTACACCAACCTGCAGAACATAGATCTCGACAGTGTGACGTTCGCTAATGTCCAGGCAACTGGCAATCCCATAGCGATCGAGGAGATGAACGAGGACGAGATGAGGCGTCTTGTCCTGGTTAACCTCGCGCGTCTGGTATGTGCAGGGGAGTGGAACGGGTTGCTCACTACAGCTACAGCTACCCAGTACGCTCTGGAACCCATCGACGCTTCCCAGCTAACGACGTACAACTACTTCGTCCCCTGGGGGCGGGATCGCACTACGAGCAGCACCGTGGCCAGCGCCAACATGGAAGACAAAGCTGTATTCCGTCGCTTCATTGCACCGTTGACGGGCACCATGGGCGACATGACCGTTCGCACTGAGGCAACCAATAGCGGAAAGGATGACTGTAAGATTGCGATCTACTCGAGCACCAACGGTCTGCCAGGAACAAGAATCGGAGACATCTCCATTGACGTCAATGGCGGTGGTGGCGCACTCTACACCTCTTCGGCCTGGGCGACTGCTCCAGATTTGACCGTTGGTGAAACCTTCTGGATCGGGATGGTTCCAGAAGGTTCGACCAAACCCGCCATATCGATGTCGGTGCAAGCTCTCTATCTCGAGCTCGGATTCACGCACGCCCCCGGTACTGGCTATGCAATCTTCTACAACAACGGCGGGACCAACTACGATCTACCCTCAACTATCACCGATTCGGAACTCATTGGAGACAGTTCGATGGGTGTCCCGGTTTGGGGTTTCAAGTATGCGTAGAGCGATCACGGAACACTTCGCCGATGATCGGGACGACATCGTGCACACTCGTGACGTCTCCTGGGGCGAGGTCAGGAAGGCGAGAAACGCAGCTCTCGATGCTTCGGACTGGACTGCAGTGAAGGATCGCACGATGAGCCAGGCATGGAAGGACTACCGCACAGCTCTGCGCGATCTCCCCCAGGTCCACGATGAGGCCAACGACGCCGCCGATGCTTGGCCGGAGGCACCCGAGGATGCCTGAGCACCACGAGCACGGCGAGGAGAGCTTCCCTGAGCAGGTGAAGCGCCTGGTCGTCGACAACGCCTTCGCCTTCGTACTCGGCTGGCTCCTGGGGGCGGGCCACATCGCAGCTCTCCTCGGTGACCTGGCTGGTGCGTTCTCATGACCAAGAGAAAGCCAGACAAGGTGATCGAGTACCGCTTCAGTCTCCAGGACAAGGAGCGCGAGATCCTCGACCAGTTCGTCAACGCTCACACCTTCAACAGCATCTCGACCCCAGTGGTCAACCTGATGAACGACGTCACAGGGATGACAGTGTTCCTTACCCTGGTCGCCAGCGTGCTCGGGTTCACCTTCATCACCACTAACCTCACGGCACCCAGCTCGGCGGATGTGATTGACGCCTTCTTCACGCAGCACCAGCAAGCCCTGGCTGCGGGTGCGATCATCGGCGGCACCTCGTTCTCCATCGGCACCTGGATATCGCAGCAACTGGGTCTCTTCGATCAGGAATCCTGAATCGGTGCCTCTACCCCCCCCTCTACGGGAGAGATAGACCATTGTTGTCGCATGCTTCTGGCCTCTGGCCGCAGCAGAGGCAGATGGTCTCGACCTCGAGGATCTCGTCAACGACGTCGGAATAGTCGATCTCCATGTGCTCGGAGACCTCGAACCACTCGATCTTCTGGATGTCCTTCTCTTCCTCGTGGGTGCGAAACCGATCCCAGCCGTTCCAGGAGTCGAATTCTATCGCCAGCCACTTGAAGAACTCACTCGGGGTCAAACAACCGCCCCCTCTCGGATCTGTCGACAGCATCGAGCACATGTATGAGTCCGACGATCTGCGTTCCCAGTCCACCTCAATGCCCGTCCACATCGTGAGCAGATGTATCTCATTCAGGCCACCACATGTTCTTGCAGCGAGGGCAACCGTAGACCTCCTTTGACCAGGTCCAGTCCATCGGGCCGATCATGCCGCTGCCGCATTCACTGCACTTCATCTTTCCAAGCTCCTCGGTTCCTCTGGCGGCACTCATGCCGCAGCGCGTAGTGGGGTTCGTGATTCGGCCGCACAAGAAGTTTCCAGAGGCGAGGACGTCCTCGGCCCGACCAGTGACGGACTAGCTGCGTTCGGACTCGCGTGCCGCACTTCCTGCAGCGCCTCTGCAGAGTGATCGCGCCAGGGCGAGTCGCCCAGGTCCACCACGTCTCGCACTGCGGGCACTGCCAGAGTCCCTTCATCATTCAATCACCCCGGACCTTCTGAATTAATTCGGGTAGAATCTGTTCCATCGCATCGAGGAAACCCTGCATGGTTCCAATTTCATCGTATGCCTTCTGTCCTTCTTCGCACCAGGTGGTCGACTCGATGTAATTAGATATCAGATTCAAACTCTGCTGGTGTTTTTGAAACAGCTCTGTGAAGAGGGAGAAATCACTCA